TTGGATGGAGTTATACCTACCACGCTATCTAAAAATATTAGTAATAATACTAAAGCTTTACCTGTTCGTATTATTGATGCCTTAGATTTAAAAAGCAAAAAAACCGACGAAATAAAAACAGGTAAATATAGTAGCGTTTATATTGAGTTACCAGAAAGTACAAGAACTGTAATTGATAACTTACTACATGATAATTTAAAATATTTCTTTGATGATCTTTTTAATAAAAATGGTGGCGTTGACGACATTTATAAAACTTTACATAATATATACGAGCTTATTGGAAGTGGTAAGTTTGGTGGTAAAAAAGAAGAAGATTCTTGGTGGAAAAAGATATTACCATTTTTACCAGAAATAGCAGCAGTATTAGCAGGTCTTGCAGCGGGCCTTGGAGAAATAGCGTTAGATATAGCTGCAGCTGTGCTCGGATTTAAAGCTTTAAAAGCATTATTTAAACCATTAGTAGAAGGAGAAGGTGATGTAACTAAAAATACGCCTGAAACAGACGCCGAGCGCACCGCAAAACGCGCTAAAGAAGAAGAAAAAAGATTAGAGACAGAAAAAAAATTACAAGACGCTGAAAAACAACTTCGTGATCAAGAAATTGCTGATAAGGAAGCCGACATAAAAAGATTAGAAGATTTAATTAAGAAAAAAGAAAATAGCGCTAAAGAGTTAGATAATATTGAAGAGGAATTGCGTACTAATCGTACGGACCTGGAAGCAGATTTAGAAGAACATTTAAAAGAGATTGATAAAATAGACAAACAAATTGAAAGTATACGCGCTGAATCTATTCTCTCTGGTAATGAAAATACTGACAACGAAATAAAACTTTTAGAACGTAGACGTACTGCATTTGAAGAAGAATCCAAACTCATGAAAGATGGTATCGAGGATGTTAATAAAAACATTAAAGCAATTACCGACGATCGTGAATTAGCTGTAAAACAACTCGAAGAGCTCAAAAAAACTACACCAGCTCCGGAACCTGAACCAGCTCCTGAACCTAAACTAGCCCCTGAACCCACCGGTGAAGTAAAATTACCTACTGAAGGATCAATTGTAGATGGTAAGTATTTACCCTCAGGTAAAGCAGTTGGTGCTGTTGAAAATACAGGTACAAAATCAGTCTTAAAAGGCGCGTTGGGTAAAGTTACTGGCACCGCACTCGGTGAGTGGGGACCATTGGGAATATATGGTGGAGCGATAATTAACCCCACATCATTTGGACCTGAAATTGGTGTAAATAAACAAGAAGACGAAGAGCGTATAAAAAACGCTAGATTTTCAAAAAATTTAGAAGATTTGCACTATCAAAATTTAATAAAAGATCCTACTAATATTGTTCTCGGTAATAAAAATTTAACAGAAATAGTACAAGGAGTTGCCTCTGATATCAAATATCTTTTTAACGCTATAACAGGTAGAGATCAAGACAAAGAAAAATCAATTTATTCAGATAAAGAAATAAAAGAAGCAACAGAAAAAACAGAAAAAGAAATGGATCCAAATTATAAAATTAATGAAGAGAAAAAAACGATGTACGAATTGGGTCAATATATCAAAGGAGTTACAGCAGCAAACATACAACCTGTTGATAACAATCAAGCTGCTTTAGACGAAATTAAACAAGGTGCACAAGACAGAGCCAATTTAGCTCAGCAAGGAGACATACTTCAAGCGCAACTAGATCAACTTAAACAGTCTTTTGATTTAAGTAAGCGTCAATTCGAGCTTCAATATGATGCTGGTAAAAAACAAGACGATTTGATTAAAGCTTTTAGAGACTTTAAGGCTGGTAATTCTGTTAATATTGTTAGTTCATCAAGTACATCAATTAATAGTCAACAATCAACAACCCCGGCAACAAGAAGTGCATTTAGTAATAGGAGTTACGGACAATAAAAGTACTGCTAACATTTTGTACGTGTATTAAATATTAATATGGCATCGCAATACCTTTGGGGCTTTAATAGTTCAGCAACTACCGGTGGAATATCACCAGATGTTATTGCTTTACCAATACCTACACCAACGAGTGAGTTAGCTAGTAATTTTACAGCACCCGGTAAGCCACGCAAAACAAATTCAATCAACGTAGTACGTGATTTTTATTGGACGTATTCACCCGCTGGTGATATAGCTCGAGCTGAAACACCGAGAATTATTCTCACCGAGCGTAAGTTGAGAACTAATGCTTTAGTAGCTCAGTTAAAATACTCTCTTGGTCAGGCCCGTAGCGGTGTAGCACAAACTATTCAAAATATAAAAGAAATTACACAAAATACTAAATTAGCTGAGTTTATAAGTGACCTAGTAAGTAGTGCAGAAAATGCAGTAACAAATCCCACAGCCCCAAATATATCGGAGTATTATATTGATCCTGCAAATGGACAAGCAGCTCAACAAGCTTTACAAGATACAACCAGTAATCTAGCTGCAAAAGCGAAGGGTGTCTATGCTAGCTCTGATGCAGCGGCAAAAAATGTTTTTAATACTCTCGCCAATTCACCAGCTGGCGCATATGTAAAACAAATAACATCACCTGGTGATGATAATAACCCTACCGTTAATACAAGTCCGTGGTTAGCTCCCTATAGAAATCTCTATCTCACCGATCCTACAGGTTGGGTTTATATTTTACCATACTTCAATAATAATCATGCTAATCAAGGAAATGATTTTATGAATAGTGCAGGCGACAGTACAGGTAACGCTCTTATTCAAGGATTAATTGGCGCAGCAGCAGGAGTTGCAACAGACGTGGCTAGCTTTATATCCACACTTAATAACCCAGCACAAATTACATTTATTGAAAAGACAAAATACTATAATTATCCGACTGAAGGTGAGGATATTACCGTGGAATTTCCGTTAATTAATACTGGTCAAGTATCCTATAGTGATGTTGTTAAAAATTGGCAATTTTTATTCTTACTTCTTTATCAAAACAGGCCAGGAAAGACGAGTGCTAATACCGTCGACCAGCCTGTAATTTATCAAGTTGAAGTGCCAGGCGCTAAATTCTTCCCTTACTGTTTTATTCAATCCCTTAATATTGAATTTATGGGGTCACGCCGTGAATTGAATATTAAAATTCCAGTAGCAGATACCGTATCATCAGACTTAGGCGACGTTGGACAAGATCTAGGAACTGCAGCAAGCTATCAATCTATACCCGCTATTATACCTGACGCATACAAAGTAACAATTTCATTAAAGAGCATGCTCGCAAATTCAAAAAACTTTATGCAGCACATGATCGGACCTCATAGTCTTGTAGAAGCTAGTACGGCTCCAACTACCGCGCCTACACCGGTCACACTACCTACTAATACTGCTACCAACCCAGTACAACAACTTCAGCCTTCACCGAATAATATAATTACAGGAGGTAATCCTAATGTAAATCCAGTAGCTGGTTTTCAACCACAAACTCCTAATATTCCAGCTAATTTTAACGGTCTTCAGTAACATAGATAAACAATAAGCTATTGTTAAATAATTTATATGGATGGTCAGTATCAAAATTCTATAGCTAGCTTACCGGATTTAAATATGTACCGGTACGAGAAGATATTTAAACTGTATCAAACCGGTAACCAGCAGTATTTTTATAACCTTATTCAGTCAATCTTTTTACCAGATAATTTAGATAAACGAGCACTTTTTTATCTCACCATTCAGCAATCACAGCCCTGGACAATGGTAAGCTTTAACGCTTATCAGACAATTGAACTTTGGTGGTTGATTCTATTAACAAATAAGATTTATAATCCTTTTAAGCTACCACAGGTAGGAACAGTATTAAAACTAATTAAACCTGAATATATACCTGATATCTTAAAAGAAATTAACGCGTCACTACAATAATGAGCACTAGTATTGAATACAACCATCTCATTAATAATAATGATTACCTTTTTAAGGTAACCCTTATTAGTGCTGCTGGCAATCAATCTAGAGCACAGGATATTAAACCATCTGCTATACAGGAATTTTTTATTAGTGATACTCTTAATAACTTCTATCAACAAGGATATATTATTATTAATAATACATTTGATATTATAGAACGCGACACGCCTATTGCTGATCCCTATGGAAATCCCTATTATTATAATAATGCTGGTAACCCAACTCCTATTGCTGATAATACAGATGGCGCGACGAGTAATATTAATGCCGGATATTTATTTAAAGGCGAGGGTCGTGATATTTTGCGTGTCGACATTATGCCTAGGCTTGACAGTACAAAAGCGAATGGTCTAGGCTCAGAACAAGGTCAAAAATTCTTTTATATGAATTTTGATTTTGCTGTTTATGACTTTGAAGAAATGGTCGATAGTTCAACAGGTATAAAATCAAAAAAATTATATTTTTGGGATTTGTATTATCAGTTAATGCTTGAAAAAAATGTACCGTTTTCAACAGCTACATTTGCAAGTACAACCTCTGCCTATAGTCAAAATGTAGCCGGTACAAAAGATACAATATTTGCTGAAAACGCCGATAATACCGATCGTGCTATCCCTACTGGAATTGCTTTAAAAGAATTTCTTAAAGCAACATTTCCACCTAATGAAAAGTATACTGCCGATTTCTCTGTTAATATACCCGGAGTTAGTGATACGACAAATATGTCTCAAGATGAGATTGATATGAAAAATACGGATTGGGATATAGGTGGTACAAAAATATTCTTTTCAACACCAGCAAATTATAAAGCTACTGATTGCTTAAATTATATTTTATCCCGCCATGTTTCTAATGCTGATAGTAATTTCGATCAGTGCTTCTTACAACTTGAAAGATATAACCGTAAATGGAAATTTAGAAGTCTTTCACAATATTTTAAAGAGGCTTATAATCCTACAACTAATGGACCAGGTCAAGCTTATATTGAGACAATTAAATTAGGTGGTTATACAGGAGAGAACGGTAGCAATAAAAAAGAAACATATTTTACACCGTCAAACGGTATATTTCTTCGTATTGGTTCTATAAAAACATTTTCTTTTGATAGCATGTCAGCTCTGTATGCACAGAAAAAATTAGTACCCTATCTTGTTCATAGCTATGACTATGAAAATAAACAATTTCAAATTGATATAGCACGCAACGGTATAGCTCAATCAATGAAAACGTATCAAAAAAATTACGTTAATTATATGAATAGTAAGGATCAACAACATTCTCCCTATTCAAATTTTGCGCCCGGTCAGTTAAGATACAAAAACAAAAATGTTAATAATGTGTTTTCTACAACTGAGCAAAATGCCGATCAAAGACTCGGTGTTGGTAGAAATGAATTTTTATATGCTAGTATTTTTACTAATAATCTTTTAAGTTTCCGTCTTGGTGGCTCAACCCATCGTCAAGCTGGTGACTTTATTGGTATTGATAGAGATGGAGCAATGTCAGCTAGTAAGTTTGACAATAAATTATTAGGTATCTATCTTATTATAGAAGCAAAACATATATTCATAGGTAACGAATACTTTAATGATCTCTGCTGTATTAAAGTATATAATTTTGATCCACAGGACGATACATATACGCTATCTTTATCATCAGGGCCTGCAGCTGACTTACATAATGAATTAATTGGATTAGTATCAAACGGACAATAATATGAGCACTGTATCAAAAACATATATAGCTAGACCACAAAGGGATCCCGATACAAACGCTATTACTATAGCTCCAAATATAGCTGATATTGATTTAGCTGATACATATACTCAGTTAGTTGATACTAAAAATACATCCCTAGCTAACGTATTTTCATCTAGTACGGTGCCAGCTAGTGAATTAAATGCAGCAATGGCTTATCGTAATGCCTTTAAACAAGGAGATACTATAACAGCTGTAAATAAATTTTTTAACAGTTTACCAACAAGCTATATACAGCAACCAGATTTTTCTTTAGATGCTGTTCTTTATTGGTATCAAAAATCAAAATATAGTAATAAGGAAATAACTGCTTATAAATCACAAAACGATTTCAACGCTCAACACGGTTATAACTTACAGACTGCTTCTCTTTTTGTACAGAATAGCATTAATAGTTTGATTAATACAAATAATTATTTTGATATAGTAAGTGATAGTATTGGTATTATTGTTAACTCAAAATTTTTACAACTCGATAGTACCTTACCTTTATTCGATGTTACTCAACAGTACTACGGTACACCAATTCCAATAGCTGCATCAACAGATAGTAAAATTAGCGCCACCACGAGAAATGTTATGTTTAATCTAAGCCAAAAGACTACAACATATATGAAGCGTAACCTACTCAATATTGGGTATTCAAATACTGCTCTTCAACAAAATCTTGCAGCAGATGCTACAACGTCTCACGGTTTAAATCTTATAAATGATTTACCGACATTTGTTAACATTAACAAGAAACTTAATGATTTAAAATTAGCACTTACAGCAGTATTTCCTCAATTAAAAGCGTTTAGTTTTGTACAATATCTTAACACTATTGGTAACGTTACAGCGCTAAACTTACGCGATATCTTTCCTGTTGCAGCTGGTGATAGAGACTTTAAAGTAGTAACATCACAGAAAAATGCTCAAGCCTCTATCGATGAAGCTAATCAAGAAAAAGCTGATGCACAAGCATCAGCCGCAATAGCTCAACAGCAACAAGGAGTAACAGCCGCAAATAGTAATGGTCCAGGTGTCTATTCACCAGGCGCTGTTGTTACACCAACAAGTAATATTAATATAGCACCCTCTGGTAGTCAGCCCGGGTATAATATAGCAACTATAAATGGTCAGCAATATATTTCAAAACAAGATCTTTATAATCTTAATCTCGCTAACGTTCAAAATTCAGGTCTTGTAGGATATGTACCTACAGATGGTGCTTCATATGGCGTTACACCTCAAGAGCCTGGTGAATCAGATCAAGCATTCCAGCAACGTAATCAACAAGAATGGGCGACGTTCTTTACTAATTATGCGAGTCAAGAATCTGCAACAACAGGAGATGGTGGTAATTGGGCTAAGAGTAATAGTGGATATATTAAAGTCACTGATTCTGGTGACGGCGGAAGGTCATTAGGTGTGTATAGTATGTCTGTTGGTGAAAATGGTTTGACATCGGATAGTATCTTTAACCCTGCAGCAAATTCAGCAGCTGCTGTTCAACGATCTGCTGCTCTCATTAAGGGAGCTGGTGTTATTGGTGGTGGAGCAAATGGTGCTCGAGGTATGGGTGCATATTTCGGACCTATTCAACGAGGGGAGGCCTTCACAGGGTAAACATATGGCTATTCAAGTTACACCTACGTTTGGATTAAAGTCTGTATTAAACACTGCATCGACTGTAGCTGGTGCAATATCCACACCTAAAACACCTATAGCAAATCAAAACCCTGATACACCGTCTCCGACATTTAATATTGCCGATATTTTACAAAATAAGTCAAAAAATCAATATAGTAATAAGCAATTCATTGCACCATTTTTATATTCACAAAACGTAGAAGGTACATTTATACATGTTGATTATCTTGGTAAACGAATTGTAACATCAGGCTCTCAGCCATATAGATCTATTGCTTCGCTTTCTGCTGCAGCGCTTCCTATAACTTTAATTAATAACCCAGCTATTATTAATCCCACAACGCTTGTAAAGGCTATATCGACAGGTGCGCCTGTTCCTAAGGGAACGCCTGCTGAAAATGCCGCTGTTCAAATATTTGGCACCGGTAGTCAGGCTGTAACACAAAGTCTTGCCGGTATAACGACACCATACACTAGTCAGCAACAAGTACCGTCATCGCAATTGTTTAGTAATCTTGCTAGTAGTGGTGTTACAGCTCTTGCCGGTCAGCTACAAGGTAAATTACCGTTTACAAGTATTAATCAACAGATTGCTAACCTTCCAGGATTTAGTGTGGTTACAGGTGCTCTCGGTCAGCTTCCCGGTGGTAATAATATTGTCGGTGCATTAACAAATCCTGTTGGCGCAGCAACGGGTGCAGCTGCCGATCTATTAAAACAAACATTCTCAGCTAGTCTTGATATACAAGGCGGATTACCATCCGTATCTCTTGGATCTCTTGGTGACGCACTTAACGTAGCAACTAGTCTTGCTAACTCCGGTCCACCAACAAGCCTAACAGGTGTTATTGCTTTAGAAAAACAACTTAAAGGTATTATCTGCGATTTCCAGTTACCTGTAATTGCCGGTATTGACTTTAATGCATTAATTCACTTTAAGTTCCATAAGCCCGATGATATTCTTAAAAATCTTAAGAAACAGCTTGATGATCTTAAATCAAAAATTGTTAATGCGCTCGATATATCTAAACAACTCAAGAATCTTGAAGAGAGTATTAAGAAAGAAATTAAAAAGACTGTAGATAAGATTGTTAAAGAGTTAACAACTTGTGAGGATAGCCCAACATCTAAGAAGAATGCTAAAGCTGGTAAGCCTAGTGCACCTGCTCCCGCGTCACCTTCATTAGTCCCGCCTACTCCAGTTCAAACTGCATTAGCGCCAGCTGCTAAATTTAGCTATAATCCTAATGGAACGAATACAGTATCAGGTCCTGCGGGTCCGCTTGCCTAGCTTATTTTCTTATCCGAAACAATTTCTGCTTCAATAGGCTTAGCCTTATCAACTAACATCTTAAAGATCTCTTCTCTAGTTGCAAGTAACTTATGTGTGTTGTTATCCTGTTGAAGTTCTTTTCTAGAGGCAATATCCATCTCTTTAAGCTTAACGGAAGTCTTTGAACGATTGTCTTGAATAGTTAAATGATTAAGCGAATCAATAGCCGAAGAAGCAGCTTTAATTAATCCTGCTAAAGCCTCTACGTCTTCAGCGTTAGGGGCTGAGATAATAAAATCCTTTACGGTAGCAACCATTTCAAGAGCATCCTGAACTAAAGCTGCTCCATTCTCAATGGTAAACTTCTCGAGTTCTTCCTTCGTGATAGGATCTCTTTCTTTTTTTACTTCTTTTACTTTTACGCTAACTGCTTGAAGCTGGTCGAGTAATGTACCTACTTCATCATTCAATTCTTCATCCATACTGTGGATATACTTATTCTAGGTTGATTTTAAATAAAGGTATATTATTATAGGCTTATATGTCTGACCCTAATATTCAATATCTTCCTATTTTAAAATTTGAAAAGACTCACGAGCTTGCTAAGCTTCCTACTAAGAATCATGAATCTGATACTGGTTATGATGTTTATAGCGTTGAAGATGCTGTAGTACCTGCAAGAGGAAGTGTAGTTGTCCCTGTTGGTCTTAAGTTTGCCTATATACCTGAAGGCTATTGGGTTAAGGTAGAGAGTCGTAGCGGTCTTGGATTTAAACACGGCGTCACAGCGCATCCTGGCATTATTGATAACGCCTATCGTGGTGATGCAGGTATTAAGCTCTATAACAATACAGATACACCGTATGAGGTAAAGGCTGGCGATAGGATTGCGCAATTTGTCATCTATATGAATATTCATATGCCAGTTGAGTGGGGAAAGGCAGATAGTACCGATCGTGGTGAAAAAGGTTTCGGTGCTTCTGGACGTTAAAATGAGTTACGATTTTTCAAATCTATGGATTGAGAAGTATCGTCCGAAGACCCTCGACGACTTTATCTGTTCTCCTTTTACTAAAGAGTCTTTATTGTCCTTTAAGAATAAAGAAGAGATTCCTAATTTACTCTTTACAGGAGCTGCTGGTATTGGTAAGACATCTGCGGCTAAAATTATTGTAAACGATATTCTTGAATGTCAATATCTTTATATTAATGCTTCTGACGAAAATGGTATTGATACTATTAGACACAAGGTAGTCAATTTCGCTCAAACCATGAGTATTGATGGTAAGATTAAGGTTATCATTCTTGATGAGTGCGATGGACTGTCTATTGATGCCCAGCGTGCATTGAGAAATACGATGGAGGAGTTTGCTGGTATTACTCGTTTTATTTTAACAGCAAATTACAAATATAAAATTATTCCAGCTCTTCAGAGTAGATGTCAAAGCTTCGATCTTACCCCACCTTTAGACTTAGCTGTAAAAAGGTGTGCTAGTATTTTAAAGCAAGAAAGTATTACCGTACCTGACGATCAAAGAGTTAAACTTGTTGAGTTTATTAAAGGTACATACCCTGATCTCCGTAAGTGTATTAATGAATTACAGAAATTCTCTTCTACCGGTACACTTATCTTAAAAGATCTAAAGAATAATAAAGTATTAGAGCTTATTTTTAAAGAAGTAAAAAAGAAAAACGTAGACACTCTTCGCAGAGCTTTAATTGAGAGCGAACAAACGTTCAACTCCGACTATACATCACTTCTCCGTAATTTATTTAATTTTGTTGATGAAACTGAAACAAATGCCGATCTTAAGCGGTTGTACCTACTTACAATTTCTGAATATCTATACAGGGACGGGTTTGTTATAGATAAAGAGATTAACTGCTATGCTTGTTTAATTCAGTTATCTGAAATTAAGCTTTAGGCATATACTTTGCTGTATATGAAGCAGGGTCTTTATCGCCTACTGCAGGTGAAGCAGGAATAGCGGTATTAACGTTCTTAAGCTTTGACTCTGTAGGAGCTAATTTCTTATTACCAAGGTCAGCTGTACGGGTACGAGCTGGTGAATAAAAGGGAACTTCTTCAGCTTCATCCTTTACTTCGACAGGCTTGATTTTAATCTTGTTATCGTACTTGTTCCTATCAGGTACTTCCTCAAGACCTGGAACAGTATCGATCTTATCAATCATACCAACGTGCACAATAGCTGTCTTATATATTCTACCCCCACCTTCATCGAGACCGATCTCAACTGTAAAGTCTGGACCAACATCGTCAGGGTTACCTGTACCCATAACTGCTGGAAACTTATTAATAACATTTGTAACTCTAAGAGTACGGCCATCTTTGATAAGATCTTCAATATTCTTAACAAGGTCGTCAGATTGTGTTTTAACGAAATAATGCTTTAAAGCATCGAGCTTCAACTTAACAATGTCACCCTGAAGAAAACCACCATGGTTATAACGGGTTAACCAACTTTCATAGAGCTTAAGAAAACGCTTTTTCATGTGTATTATTATTTATTGTCCGAGGACCAATAAACCAATGCATTGAAACGTAAAACACTAATAAATATATATGTGGCAACTATTAAACTTAATTCATTAACTGAAAGGCCTACGAAATCGAATAAAGGCTATACGTATAATGATTTACATTTAGATCTCACCCCTATCTACTATGATCCACCTTACGGCGCTTACACACAACATAATGAATTATTAAAAAATCCTGAAATTGTTGATATTGTCGCTGATTATGATTTAGGAGCAATAAAAAATTCATTTTTAAATTTATTTTTAACTGTCCCTGGTCAAAAAATCCTTAATCCCTTCTTTGGCTTAAATTTAATTCAATATCTCTTTGAACCATGTGATGAGGATACAGCGAATCTAATAGGTAATGAAATAGTAAATGGTATTTCAACATTCGAGCCAAGAGTTTCTCTTATTAAAGTATCTGTTATCGCGCAACCTGATTTTCAACAATACAGTGTCACAATAGCTTTTAAAGTTCCCTCTTTAGGTACAACTAGTTTTTACGTAAACGGCGTATTAAGTACTTCAGGGTTCGTTTACTCTTCTTAACAATAACATATGGCCACTAATAACAATCAGTTTAACGATTATAATCTTCCAGTAAATGCATACGCATCGTTTGATGCTTTGAGTTTAAAGAATCTTATTATATCAAGGCTTAATTCAGCAAATAATTTCACTGATCAACGCTATGAAGGTAGTAATCTTTCCTCTATTATAGATATTATTGCTTATTCATACCACGTTCTATTATTCTATTTGAATAGGACTAGTGCGGAAACAACACTCACAACAGCAGAATTATATGAGAATGTTAATAAGATTGTAAAACTTATCGGATACAACCCTATCGGTTATCAAACTGCAATCTTACCATTTAAAGCAACAGCTAATCAAAATTTTGCTACCGGTGCTTATACAATTCCTCGCTATTCATTTTTTAACGTAAACGGTATCAATTATTCATTTAATAAAGATATAACCTTTACAAATAACGGTAGTGGTACATCTTCAACTGTTCTCACCGATCTTCAAGATAATAATTTATTGTATCAAGGATCATATACAGAGTACCCCACATATCTCGCTGCAGGCGCACCTTTTGAGACTCTTACACTTACTGTTGTTAACCCCAATGCACAAAACATAATTATCGACCATTTTAATACCGATGTATATGTAAAAAATAGTATCGATCCAAATGCCCCATGGGTTCTTTGGACGCCCACAGCATCATTATTTTTAGAAAAATCTACAGCTTTAAAATACGAAATACGATTAAATGAGAATGGACGTTATGAAATTAAATTTGGTAATAATGTAACCGGTCAGCAATTAATTCCCGGAGCTCAGGTTGCTGTTTATTATTTACAGTCGGCTGGTGCACCTGGTCAAGTTGGTCCTGGTACTTTAAATAGCCGACCATTATTTCTCTTTAATACTTCTAGATTTAATAATATTGCAGCAAACGTTATTTCACCCAATTTAAATATTATCACTTCGCAACAAGCAGCTAATATTACATTTTCAAATACCGACGCATCAACAAATTTTGTAGCTGCTGAAAATGCTGATAGTATAAAAATAAATGCAGCAAATACATTTAGAAGTCAATATAGATTAATCACACCAGATGATTTTACTAATTATATCAATAAAAATTATAGTAACGTAATTGCATCAACAAAAGTAGTGAGTAACTGGGATTATATTTCTGGAAACTTAAAATATTATTTTGATCTCGGCGTAACAAATGTAAACACACAATCACGTGTACTCTTTAATCAAGTTAAATTTGCTGATTCAAGTAATTTTAATAATGTATATATCTATGCTGTACCAAAATTAGTAAAAACATCTTCCCTTACAACAAGAGTAAATTATCTCAATAACGCACAGAAGCAACTTATTTTAAATGATCTTCAAGGAGTTAAGCTTACAACAGCTGAATTAATTATTAATGATCCAGTTTACGTTGAAGTAACTATTGGTGTTAAAACACCTAATACAACATTAACCCCTGCAATAGCCAATAACACACAGCTTGTAATCACACGCGATATAACGTCAAGAAACGACGCTACTTCTCTTAAAAATCTTGTAGCAGGTATATTTACAAATTATTTTGCTACAACAAATGACAACCTCGGTCTTCTTATTGATATTTCATCTCTAACAAATCAAATTTTAGCTATTGATGGTGTTACTAGCGTGTCAACTCAATATACAGACGCTAATAATAACGTTACAACTGTACCTGGTGTGAGTTTATTAATTTATAACCCTGTTTATCCTTACGATGACATAAACGTCTATACACAAAACGTACCACTACCATATTTTAAATTTCCTTATCTCAAAGATGCGTTAACATTTATTAATCAGATTAATGTAGTGACGCCATCTATTCAGACACTGACTAATTAACGATAATGTCAACTAATCTTAACTATACATTCATATATTATGATGTCGTTGATTATACAAACAGCAACGTATTATCTTCCTTTACCCTGAGCAATACTCCACTCACCTTTATACCTAGCTTCACTACATCTACAATACTATCCGCCGCACAAAACATTTCCAATAAGACATTACGTTGGGATTTTGGTGACGGTAATTTTTCCACAGATATTAAACCGGTACATAATTATCAATGGCCTGGTGAATATACTGTTACGTTAACCGTTTATGATAATAACGGTAATGCTTATGATAGTACGTACTCTACTACCGTTCAAATTTATAATTTTATCTCAACACAAATTGCTTTTCAAGATTATAAAAGCTTAATATATGATATTCCAGTCGGTAAATTAATAGATCCTTTAGTTCTTAATACCCATTTTAGCTGGCAAGATTATTCAGCGTTAAGTGCGACCGGTTATACAATTAATTTATATGCTTCTGGAGCGCAAGGTGGTTATAATTATACAGCCAATGAGAATATGGACAAATGGTCTCATCTTCGTGCTCTGAGCCGGTTCTATGTTTTATCCACCATTAATGGCTTTACAGATTATGTAACAGTTGAAAGTATCCAACCTACAATTCAACCAATCTACGTTAATATCCAGAACAATCAGTTACAAATCTGTCAACAAACAGATCCCGGTAGCGTTCTTGCTGGCGTGACAGGATCCTGTCAATTTTGGTATACCGACGACATACCCGGTAATTTACTAACAAATGAATCACCTATTATAGTATTTGCAACAATTGATAATGCAAAATTTAATGACGCGTTTACCCAACGTACAAATGCTTTTAATTTTATTGATTATCCTCCTTACGGATTTCAGAATTTAGATCCTGCAGTATTTGCAAGTATAAAGACTCGCTATAACCCTGCCGACCATCTTTCAATAACAACGACAGGTATCGATGGTGAGGGTAATCCTGTTGATCATTCATTTGATATACCATATATTAGTTGGCAAGATACTGACGTGCCGTATGTGGTAAAATTTAAAGATAATCAAAATTTCACAACTAAAAATTATCCAGCTCTTTCATCCTCCGTTACCGTAAATTCACCGATTTGTGGTAATTTACAACCATACTATGACGTACAGACAGGAATTGTTTATAGCAGCGGTGGAAATTATTTTTCTGCACCAGGAATAACATTTTACGAGGATTTTACTTCACAGGCTCCGCAATCATTAGGCGCGTTTTATAAAGGCTATTTTATTGCTAGTCAAAGTACCGAAAATTGCATCTTAACAGCTTCAGTTAACGTTATCGACCCGCCATATTATGTAAAAGATGCGTTAATTAATTGGATAACAATTCCTCAGTACAATACTGCTTTAAGAATCTTACGACAAGAAAACATTAACGGATTCAATGATAGTGTAACAGTAACGTTCTCCAATACAACAAACTATACGATAAGCGCTAATAATGTGTATGCCATAACTGTTGCACCCTCTGGTAGCACAGCTAATTCTGATTATCAAACTTGGTTTGCAGATCCTGTTGGCGATAAAATACTAAAATACGATATTACCGGTAATCTTTTACAGACATATCAGTTATCCGCTATGGTTACCCTTGTTAATAACCAAACTTCAATTGTTGATTACCGATACCCATACGTCAATAGTCTTTCAGCAGCTACACCGAATGATATAGCTCTAGATAGTAATAACAATTTATGGGTATCTTTGTTTGATAGTGGTATTGTAATTAAAATTGACAACGCAACAGGGTATGTTACAACAGTTGCAGCCCCTACAGATGTCTCTAATAGTTTTTATACTTTGAGCTCAAATTATAGCTATACTAATCTACAATTTACCCTATCTAGTCCTGGTTTTACTGGTGCTAGCTCAACCTCTAGTAATACATTTTTACAACCTAGTGGCACATATTCATATAACTCTAACGCTAGCCTATATCACTCAGCTGGTGTATGGCAGTTAAATGGTAGAGCTGGTGACAGTACCTTTCCGCAATTCTGGTATCAGCAAAACATCGGAGACGGTGTTTGGTATTTTGTCTATCAAGCTGATTCTAATCCTAGCGATAGCGATTCACCGTTTACCGGTGTACCAGGAACAGCACCATATCCTTGGTTAGCATCTTGGACAGGAGTTAATTCTGTTGTAGCTCCTAATCAGGGATATAATTTTAGTTTAAGTGGATTTGCAGGTGAAGGTCTTTTTCTACCTGCTTCTATTGATACAGATATTAATAATAATCTTTGGGTCGCCTATACACACCCCGATTATAGCGCTCTAATAAAATATCAAGGTACGAATAATTTTACAACGTCTGCTACCGTCTTTACATTGATTAATTTTCCTGGAGGCATATCACCAGAACAAATACAAATCGACAGAAATAGCAATGTATGGGTAACAGCTATTAATCATAATTCACAAGGTGTAGGATTCAATAATAGAAACGACTACCTTTATAAATTTGATACTAATGGCAACTTATTACCCGGATATCCTTTAAGTGGATTTAAACAAATTGGTAACTTAACAATCGATGGCAACCAAAATGCTTGGGTTGTTCAAGGCGCTGAGACATTAACCAAGGTAGATAGTATTTCGGGTACAACTAGTAATTACGTTGCAGGTCGTGGTAATAATATAACGGAATATATTTGTAGTATTGGTGGTATAACCTGTGATACATCAAATAATATTTGGGTTATTAATAATTTTGATAGTAATCTCTATATCTTAGACGCTAATTTAGCTTCTACTGGTACGTTGAATCCAAAATATACACTATCATTAACATATCCGACTACAGGTCTACCAACATTAAGTAGCTACACAACACCTATTAATGTTACTAATCAACAATACAGTGACGGCCTTAAAGAATTTCAAGCATATGGAGATTGGAACGGTTATAATTGGCTAAACAAATATGCTGCTCCAGTTAGTACCATCCGTAATATAACCGGTCAATCTAATGTTTTCAATATCTATCCAAGCTCAGGTCAATACAATATTGCTAAGGTAAATGAAAACTGGAATGCTGCTGGTTTCTACGATTCTTTACGCTATCAAGAAACTCTTTTAGATAAACAAGTTTTCTTTGATCAATTTTTAGGCGTTATTGTCGGTGGGTTAAATGCTCAACCTTACGAACTCGGTAAAACAGTTTATGAAAAAATAGCTAACTTTGTTGATAATAATGCCGATATCAACAAAGTTAATATTAAATCCCTATTATCCTTTTGTCAAGAATTAACCGTAGATTTTGAACAATATAATTTAACACTACCACCACAATTAAGTCGACTTGTAGATCTATTATCAATAAAACAAAGTTTATTATGGGGAACTAGTAATAAATACGCTTTAAATTTTAATCCACAAGGTACAACATTTAGTAATAGCACGTACGGTATTAATTTAAGTTCTAATATCGATCCTTATACTGGAACTTTTATTAATGGTACACCTATTGTCGCACAAGAATTATTTTCCGGAAATTATCTTCTTGTTAATAATAATATAATTGCAAACTATAGTAATAATTCGGTAATACCACTTTCTGCATATAGTTCGTCATGGGGATGGGGATTAGTTGCAGCAGATTCAGTCTCTGGTGCGCAGATTAACAATTATTATAAATTTTACAATTATAATCCAGTATATAACAATACATATTATGATAATATTATAAATTGGAGCGACCCTTATACAACACTATCACAAACTAATAGCTCTTATGCTAACTGGAGTTCTAATAATGGTATTGTTCAAACTATGCTTAGCTATGAATTAACTAAAGGATTACGTTTATTTACTTCAGCTGCTAACATCACATACAACAGCTAAAATAGCTAAATATTTCCATGGCCGAGACCTTACAATACATAGATGAAAGACTCAGCAATTCGATTACCGCGATTATACCCCCCATTGATCCTGTAGATCGTCTTCAACCTCTTACATTTACTGATTGGCTCAAATACAATAATCAGCTCTTTACAACAACGAGTCAATTTTTAGCTCGTTATCAGTCCTATCTTAACAACTGGTATAAAGTAAAAGGCATTAATAGAACCGATGCTACAGCTGGTATACAAACATATTACACAAATTTAATACAAGAAATTATTATTAATTATTCATCAGCTGATGAACAAAGATTTTTACAAAATATTGATATTAATAACTCTCGCGATTTGGCAATTGCTGTACCATTTTTTGCACAAAAAATTAAAGATATTTGTCTGTACTATAGTACATTACGTGATACTGTCCAAACCGCTACTCTACAATACAACCTAAAAGGTTCAAATACCGGTATTGAAAATTTATTATATGTTAATACCATTAATTCCCTTCAAACAAAAAATATTGCTTCTGAACTTGGTACATTAAATTTAGCTCTGTCGACTATTAGTAATAATATTGTCATTGAAATTGAAGATTTATACGATACTTACACCGATTATTACGATTTAAGTCCAACCCTGCCCGCATCAGCATACGATGTAACATCTGGAGTAAGAAATGACTATTTTGGACTTAATCAATCTGGTATAGATCCAAATTTATTTCTAAACATTAATCAAAGTATTGTCACGGCAATTCTCAATTACCCTTTCTATGCAATTGAGCTCGGTACAAATAATTTTGCTATAGATCCTCTTGTTAATTCGAGTCAACTTAATTTACTTAAAGATAGGGATTATATAAACACCACAAATGACGGAAATGTATCCAATCTCAATCTACAAAATGTTAATCTCGAAATAAGCAAATATATAGGCGCTGATTTTTACTATATCGCTACTGATACCAACACTGCACTTACTTCAGGTGTATTGTTTAGAGCGAATACTGATTACGCAAATTATCTTAATAAGCGCTACCCTACTATAGCAGCAGTACCGAGTCAAGAATTTTTAAAAACAGAAAAAGAACTTGGTTTATTCTTTAAACCCGATAAAATAGGTCTTTCGATATTTAAAAACTTTAATTTTACACCGGCTATTGATCTTTCAAAACTTCAACCTAATACGGTTTATTATTTCCCCGATCCATCAAAATATGGTAATATTTCTGGTAATACAAAACTCGATTTTCAGTCTCCCTTAACATTTATAGAAAATAATTATTTTAATAAAGTTGATTATAGTAATCAATACAAAATGGGCGATGTTGATAGTGATCCATATTATCAGCTCTTTCGCGCTTATCAAACAAGAGAGCAAACTTTAGATTATACTAATTCCGGTATTCAGCGATACACAGATCCGCAAGATTTCTTCACTGGTAACATGGACGATATGTGGAGCAATATTGATGTATATCCATTAGTATCGCCAAATCTGTATCCTATTGATACTCGCGAGGAATCTCTTCTTCCTATTAATCAAACACTTGTTCAGTATAAGAACGATATATTTGGTAATCAGTATGGTCTATATAAGACAGGTGTTAATAAACAATTTAATATAATTAGTAATATTATAAAATATATAGATTATGTTTTTGATGGATATGTGTTTAATTTATCTGCAGTCGATACTCAATGGCCAGGGTGGACGTCAGCAAATCCGAACGTACATTATAATACTACAACATTTACACCGTATGGTTCGTCATTAGCTTATTCTGGTGTCACATTAAAGACAAGTATAACCGAAATTATTAGCCCAGATCACAATACACCTCAATATACAACAGGTATTTTACCTGACGGGACAAGTTACTATGATGATGGTGGTTCATTTAATGATGGAGGACAAGCAATAGTCATAGAGTCATACGATTTCACAGCAAAGGATGTAAATTACACATCTAATACCAATAGCTATAATTGTTCATTAGTTGATGGTGTAACGTTTACAGCTTCAGTAGCTTCTCTACCTGACTCTCCGAGCGATCAAAGTAATTTCGTAGTTAGTAACTCATATCTTTATTATAATACGCTCGCTGATGGTGCACCACAGCCTAATAATCCGAATGGTGTTGCCAATTTTACGTATCAAGCTAGCTTCTTAATTAATCCAAATAATTATCTCACTGAAACTTATGACGGTGGACCGTTTTGGGATACAGGGTTAAATGCCGGTCCATGTGATAATCTCTCATATAGTTATTCATATAGCGAACCAACAAATTTTGTTGATCAACAGCTTAGTACAAGTTTTACAGTTCTTGATTATTCATTATCCGGTATTAATACTACTAAAAATTCTATTTACTATACAAAGAATATCGAATACGGTAATTTCTATTTTAGAAATGCTACAAGTACAATTGTCGGACCTATTTCATCTACATTAAGCGCAGCGTTTGTAAATTTACCAACAAATGTTCAATCTGAAATTTTCAATAACGCAATTAATTTTGATGTGTATTATAGTATATTGCAAATTGAAACAGAAAACTATTTAATATTCAATAAGCTTGAGTACGACTATAATAGTAATCAAATAACCGCACCGATAACGCCATATACAGTACTAACTCGTGGTAATTATCCTGAATTAGAGAAATTTTCAACTGTTTGGTTTAATGAAGCATCCAATATACTCATGGTTGCTGCAACCACGCTTCACTATGAATTAAGCGCATCAAATTATAAAGCTATTTACCCAACTATCTATATACTTGATTTGGTAACCGGATTAACAACACAAGTATATCCAACAAAGAGCGATAATAATTTGACATTCAGTGAACTTAGCGCTTTTTCACTATACGGTAAAGGTCTCGAACTTAATATTGTAAGAGTCGAAAAGCCTACACTAAACTATAGTAATGATACAGGGTTTTATACGCTTACATATCTTGCAAAAGATACAGCTAATTGCTTCTATATCGTTACAACACGCTTCCAGTATATACAAAATGTAATTCAAAATATTTCTTGCACATTACACAAACCTGCAACTGATGTCTACAACATTAATTTCGCAAACCGATTACCGAGTGGTACAAGAATTGGTACACCATATTTAGATACATATACGGCAGTTGGATCCGCTGCAGGATTTGTAGATACAGATGATACGTTTACCTGGGGTTATAATTTTAACGCTTAATCTAAGGTAAGAAGATACTTTAGACGATTAAGCTCACCAAGCATTGAATCACGAATATTGAGAAGATCGGTATCCTTAACAGGATCAACTTCATCTGTGATATCAATAAGGTAAGATACAAAACTATTAATTACTTCGAGGTAATCGTCGCCTAAATTGTCAAGCTGAATACTATAACTGTTTGCAGCTTTAGAACGACCATACTTACCCATGAATACCTCGACAAATTCGTCAATCTGTTCATCAAGATGTTCATAAGCTTTACCGAAGGCCTTATGCTGGGCGTAGCTAGTTGTCTGCCAATGAAAGATCCTTAGCTGATTTTGAATTTTAAGAAAAGGAGACAGTAGTTTCATTGTTTATAATATTTATTATTAAACACCGAAAGCATTACAAAGTAATGTCGTTGTATCTTGTTTAGCAGTAGGTGTAACAGCGCCATACGATTCGTAATCTCCGTATGGATCTGAAGAGCTTGTAGCAATACTAGCAGGTGATGTCGGTGTTTGTGATAATTGGGGTAAAGTCATATTAATTTTACCAACAATAAGGGCAAGAAGTTGATTTAATACAATATCTGAATTTGCTTCATTGACAAATTCGGCAATATCATCACGAGTAAACTTACCCTTTAATACCTCGAAGGGATTTGCATAATGACCAAAGACAAAATGAGGGAGATACTTGTTAGCTAATGTCGCACAATCTTTAATAACATGAAACGCAGCAGGTGTTTGAATAGTTACACCTGTCTCCGGTCTTTCAGCTGCCTTTTTAGAAGGGCCATAGAGCTTAGCTTCTTTAATTTGACTATTTTGTAATATTTGATCTATGAATTTCATTTCTTTATATAATTAAGCATTGAAATAACTTCATGCTTCATGTAATTTATTGGATAGTGAGTGAATTTACAAGCTTCACGATCAAAATAAATAACACCTAGTTGATTTACTCGTCTTCCAGTAATTCCCTGATACATAAAAGCATAGAGTGAGAGCTGAAGAGCGTAATTTGAGTATTCACATGCTGGTAAATGATCAACAGGGGAAAGAAGATAGTCATTGTATTGACTATACATATTAAACTTCTTATTTGTCTTAAAATCAAAGATACTAAACCCACCCTTGTCCTCTACACGAATAATGTCTGCAGTACCAGCAATTTTATATTCGTGATTATATACCTGCTGTTCAGATAAGATATTATCACGCTTAGCGTCAATGAGATCGAGGTCAATATATGCCTGAATGATATCAACATACTTTATATCATATGTTCCCATCTTATTATACTGTTCAATGGCAGCATGGATCTCTGTACCATATGTTTTACTAAAATCATTTGCCTGTTTCCATTCAGCTTTCACCTCTTCAACAGTACATTTTCTTTTCTTCGCTACTCGCTCGGCAATAACATCAGCTTCAAATGGCTTTTTAAATTTATTAAGTACAGCTGAAGCAGAAGTATAAATTTCCCCTGTAAATTCATTTTTATAGGAGTGAGCAATAGGGTCAAAAACTAGCATATCAGTCTATTATAACTAATAACTCACTTAATATCCACTTTTACTCTGAATAAATGTATGTACATGTATAACCTGTACTGATAGGTGTCTTATGTACCAATGTACACCGCATAGATAATAATCGTTTATTAAGAGTAGCAAACCATTGCTTCTTAACATTAACAATAATACTATTTTTCTTGTTATCTACGAGAATAGTATCTGTAAACTCTTCACAAACTGAAGCTATGGCTGTTAAGGTTGACATTATATGTATATATTTAATTATAATGTCAATAAAACATCTTTACGATGAATGTTCTAAACTGATAACTAGCTGTTTTAGTTTTTCACTTAATTGCTTAACAACATTAACACTAGCGTCAGCAAATATATTAGATTCTAAGCACGTATCAAGTATACCATCTAATGTTTTTACATCTGACACTGTAAGTTCGGTAATTACTTCAATAACATCGTCGTTTTTAGTTGTGGTTTCCATATTTGTGTATTATATTATAGTAGGTACCCCTTTAATTCAACGCAATATGTATATCTTTACATTAAAACCAACACCAAAATCAATTATTTGGTTTGACGAAAACGGCTATGATATAAAGTCAATGGGTGCTGCTACTTCTATGTTATTTGCTGAAGTGGAGCCTGGGGCGATAACAAGAAAGATTAATCTAATACTCCAAGTAGATGAAGGAGCTGATGAGAGCGGATATAAGTTTTATTCTAATAAAATACATCTTTGCGATGAACCACGTATATCTGCAAAATCGATTAAACAAAAGGAATTAGCTTTATTTGAACATTACTTACATGAATTTAGACACTGGATGCAGAATAGAATATACAAAATTAGTCATACCCAGCTTGACTATAGTAAAGAAGATGCAGATAAGAACAGACATGCATATTTTAGAAATGAACACGAAGTTGATGCACGTAGATTTGCTAAACAACATTTAGCAAAATTCTACAAATACTATAAAGCCTTTAAACACGTATAATTAAAGCGAATCCATAAACGCTTTCCAGATAATTTCCATATATTTGACTTTTATCTTCGTCTCAGCACACGGTCTGCAGCCATAATCGCGTACAGTTTTAATGTCCGCTTGGTATTGTTCACGGAGCTGTTGACAGTTAGGAACTTTACCAGGGCATGGTTGATTGAAGTCAAAGAATTCTTGAATTAAATTACTCATTTAAGCGCATGTTTCAACCAAAGCTGCTTCAGCGTCACGTCTTGCTAAGAGTCCATCAAGCCCTTTACCCTCCCAGATACGTTTCATACTACGAAGTTCCTCAGCTATACCTTTATAGTCCTTAAGTGGTACAAGATTCTTGATATTTCTCATCTCTGCACGACTCGGACCACTGAGACTTGTGCCTCTATTAAAAATTAACGATACCAGAGCACCGTATGCATTGTCACATAATTGATCTAACCCTGGAAAAGTACGCTCTGCTAAATTAGCAAACTTAGGCCAGGTTAAAGTATTGAATATCTCTAAAGCTTGATCCCAAGTCACAGTAATATTGAGTGGTTTAA